TTAAAAAAGAATTTTCAAATATAGATTCAATATCAACATGGGGTGGTGAAGACAATGACCCACCTGATTTTGGTCATGTTTATATTGCAATTAAACCTTTATTAGCAGATACTTTAACTGAATCAGAAAAAACAGATATTATTGGTTCTATATTAAAAGGTAAAAATGTTGTTTCAATTACACCAGAAATTGTCGACCCTAACTTTACTCATTTAGAATTAGATGTTAACTTTAAATATAATCCTAATTTAACTGATAGAAGTTCAGTTGAATTATCATCAGTTGTAAGAGATACAATAACAGATTATAACTTTAATAATTTAAACAAGTTCGACGGTGTGTTCAGACACTCGCAATTAACAAGAGCAATAGATAATAGTGACCCATCTATCTTAAACACGATAGTGCGTCCAAGAATGTTTCAAAATATTACACCTGTAAATAATGCAGATAATAACTTTGATTTATCTTTTTCATCTCCATTTTTTCAATCAGGAGATTCTACAAAATTTTTACTTACATCAACACCATTTAAAATAAATAATATTGACCATTTCTTTGGTGATGAACCAATTACTGGTTCTACAAAAAGAAATGTAATTGTATATAAAGTTGTCAATCAAGTTAATATAACAGTAATAGCCAATGCTGGAGAAATAGATGTAGAAAATGGTAAAATTACTTTAAATAAATTTAGACCAGATACTACAGATGCTATTAAAATTACTGTAGTACCTGATTCATTAGACTTGGCTCCAAAAAGAGACCAATTAATTTCTATTGATAATAGTTTTGTAACGATAACTCCAGAGATAGATACTATTGCAACTGCTGGTTCTGCTGGTTCTATTAATTATACAACAACATCAAGACTTAAATAATGGGTTATAAAAAGACATTAACACCTGGTGCGATTGAAATCGAACAAGGTACTTTGTCTTCAACAAGAGAAGATGTACGTTTAAATCAATTAATACCTTCTGAAATATTAGAAAATAAAGATAAATTAGATAAGTTTTTACAAGCTTATTATACATTCATGAATATGGATGAGTTTATTTATCAAGAAAATAATACTTTTACTGATATTGTACTTAATGGTCAAGCTCAATTTAGAATATCTGACCCAAATAATGAAAATAATAAATTTTTTACTGATGAATCTGGAGCAAGTTCAACACTTGTATTAACAAGTCCTACAGGAACTATTACAAATATTCCTTTAACTGCAATTAATGTTGCTATAACAAATGGTAATGAATTACCAGGTACACTTGCAAAATCAACATCAGAAATAGGTAAAACATTTACTGTCAATGGATTAGATTCTTTTAATAATCATACAGCTAAATTAACTACTATACAAAAAAATTGGGTAGGGCCTGGTCCATCATATGTAATGAACACTATTGAATCTGCTATGGATATTGATACAAATGATGATGGTTATTTAGAATTAATGCAAAAAGAAATTGCTGCTACAATTCCAAGAGGAGTCACAGTAAATAAAAGAACTCTCTATAAACAAATCATTGATTTTTATAGATTAAGAGGTACAACAGATTCTATTGAAATATTTTTCCAAATATTATTTAATGATTTTGCTGAAATAGAATTCCCATACGATAAAGTACTAATACCTTCATCTGGTAATTGGGATGTTAATCCTTCATTATCAAGAGGTGGTTCATATTTAGATAATAAAGGATTTTTATCTGATAGTATAAAAATACAAGATAGTAAAAAGTTTCAAAAGTTTTCATATTTAATTAAAACTGGTAAAAATATAAGTGACTGGGATTTATCATATAATAAATTAGTACACCCAGCTGGATTTATCTTTTTTGCAGAAATATTAATATTTTTACAATTAACAAAAGCTGTATTGGGTGAAGATGAAATTAAAGAAGATGTTATAAGAAACGATGGTTTACCTTTAGGAGTAAGAAAAGTTTTATCAGCTCTTCCAACAAGACAACCAGGGATTGTAGGTCCTGAAGATGTTCCATTACTTGTTGAGATGTTTGTATCAACATTTTTACCAAACCCTATAGCTAAAATTCATAAATCAGGAACAGTTTCTCTTACACTTAAGAACGGTGTAATTAATACTATTACCATTACAAATGGTGGAACAGGTTATACAGCAGTTCCAACAATAACTACATCTGACACTGCACAAGCAAGTGGATTTACTACCGCTTCATTGACACCAGTAATAACAAATGGTTCTGTAGCTTCAGTTACGATAACAGATGGCGGAAGAGACTATGGTGTACCACAAATAGCATTCGCAGCTCCAACAGCTCAAACATTTGATGGTTCAAGTTCTTCAATTGTAAGTACATCAAATAATAATATTACATTAAGTGCTGCACAAAGAGCTTCATGGCAAGCAGATGACCAATTAGTTTATTCAACTACTGGAACAGCTATTCCCGGATTAACTGCAGGAGCTACATATTATGTTAAAACAATAACAGGGAATGCAATATCTTTGTATCAAAATACTAGTACAAAAGCTGAAATTAATATAACAGGTCTTGGAGTAGGTTCAACACATACATTTACTGGTATAACAGCTACGGGAACAGCAACTTCATTAAATGGTATATTAAGAACTTTAACTGTAGAAGAACCTGGATTTGGATATACAGGTACAGAAGTTTCTCTATCATTTAGTGGTGTAGCCATTGATGGACTTACAGGAGTTGCACCAGATGTAGATATAGCTTTAGATTCAGAAGGTAAATTAAATGGTGAAGCAATTACAATTAATAGTAATGGTAGCAATTGGTCTAATTTATTTGGTACAGTTCCAGCAAATCCAAATGCAAGTAAAATAGCTTCAGTATCTCTTGTTGGATTATCAAATAAAATATATTCAACTGCTCCTACTATAATATTCCCTGAACCAACTGCGGTTGATTCTGAAGGTAATTTACTAAGTACAAACGTAAAAGCAGTAGCTAATTTTACTTTAGAAGCTACATCAATTAAGCATATTCAAGTAACGTCTGGAGGTTCGGGTTATACAAGTACTCCAACAGTATCAATATCAGGAAATGCCACAGGTAAAGCTGTTATTGAAAATAATAAAGTCACTAAAGTAATATTGGTTGATGCTGGTTCAAACTATACAAGTAATCCAACAATTACTTTTTCTGGTGGAGGAGGTTCTGGTGCTGCAGCAACTGGTCATTTAGTGGCAAGTGAAATAGCAGGAGTAAATATATCAAACGCAGGTAATGGATATGTATTTGACCCAATTGTATCTTTTGGTAGTGGACCTAATAATGAATCAAGAGTAAAAGATGTAGCAGAAATATTAGAAATTAATTGTAATCATAATGAAGTGGGACCAATAGATAGTGTTGTAGTAAATCCAAGACAAGCCTCTGGTTCACAAGATGGCAGGACATTATTTAATGGTGGATTACTAAAGATTGGTTCATTATCAAGTGGAGCAGACTGGACAATAACTCAATCATCAAGTTCAGCAGATAAATTTTTACCAGAACATAAAGTAAAAGTTAAAAATGACAATTTTAGAACTATAATAAATAATAATTACATACAAAGGAAAGGCACGGACAATTTTTTTACAAGTCCAAGGCTTTATAATACTAACCAAACAATTGAGTTTTTAGGTAGTAAAACATTGCAAACTATCGACTCAAGTGATATAAATAATAATAACACAAGTACATTTGTACATATTGAATAATTAGGACAGGAAAATGCCGGCAATAATAACATCAAATTTTAGAACTTTAAACGCAAAACATTTTAAAGAGCAAATATCAGGCTCTAGTGTATATGTGGGTATAGGTAAATCAGACGTATGGTCTTTAACGACTTCAGATACTACTGATACTACTCCTTTTACACCAAGCGATAGATTAGACGATTTAGGAGAAGCAAGAGCTAATTTAATTGGATTGAAAAAAATCGTAGCTAGTGATATTGCACACGTAGTACCAAGACATACTTGGACATCAGGAAGGTCATATGTGGCTTGGGATTCAGATGACCCAGATATTTTTGATAAAGCATTTTATATAGTCACATCTGAGTTTAAAGTTTATAAATGTATTATAGCAGGTGGTGGTGCTTCAAGTATTCAACCAACTCAAACATTAACTGCTCCAACAGCAGAATCTGACGGATATACATGGAAATATATGTATACAATATCTGTTGCAGATGCTGAAAAATTCTTAACAAATAGTTATATGCCAGTCAAAACTGTTTCATTAGGAGCTACTGCTACAGTTGCAGTTGCTTCAACAACTACTACTATTGTATTAACAGAAACAGTTCCAGGAATTGGTGTAGGTATGACAGTATCAGGAACTAATGTAGGTTCTGGTAAAACTGTTTCAGCAATCAATGGTTCAGTATTAACATTAAGTGGTACACCAAGTGGGTCAGTATCAGGTTTATTAACTTTTGCATATGCTAATGATGCAGCTGCGGAAGCTCAATTATCTGAAGCTGATTATGCTCAATATTTAAACCAAAAAGCTTCAAGAGATTCATCCACTGCTGGAGGTATTGAAAGAATTGAAGTCACAGCTGCTGGTTCATCTTATACAGGTAAACCTACAGTGGTTATCACAGGTAATGGAACAGGAGCCACAGTAGCTGCAGGTAATATTACAATGGCTGGTTCTGGTTCATCACAAACAGTTGCAAGTATTACTATACAAAATAAAGGTACTGATTATAGATTTGCAGATATTACTATAACAGGAGGTGGTGGTTCAGATGCTGCAGCAAGAGCAGTTATTGCACCTAGAGGTGGTCATGGTGTTGACCCAGTTTCAGAATTAGGTGGATTCTTTATATCACTTAACTCTAAACTAGATGGTAATGATGGTGGTGATTTAACAGTAGGTAATGACTTTAGACAAATTACTTTATTTAATGAACCAAGAGTATATAATACAACTCCATTAGCTGGATTACTTGCAACAGCAGATACTTTAAAAGGTACTAAAGCTTTAGACTTTAATTCATCTGCAACCGTAACGAATTATGTAGTTGATGAATTAATTGTAGGTGGAACATCAGGAGCTCAAGCTTATGTAGTTGAAATTGATGGCTCAAATGGATTAGTAAGATACCATCAGAATTCTAAAACCGGTTATACAGCTTTTACAAATGGAGAAGTTATAACAGGACAAACTTCAACTACTACAGGAACATTAGAATCATCTAATGCTGTTGTAGCTCCAGAAGTTGACCGTTCAAGTGGAGAAATACTATTTTTAGAAAATAGAAATCCAATTAATAGAACAACATCACAGATTGAAGATATTAAAGTTATTATAGAATTCTAATAGTTAATATTAGGAAGAGAGATTTATGGCAACAACAGTAGTAAAAAATTATACAGTCGCACCGTATTACGATGATTTTGACGAAACTAAAAATTATCATCGTATACTTTTTAGACCAGGACATTCTGTCCAAGCAAGAGAATTAACTCAATTACAAACAGCTTTACAAGCTCAAATTGATAGATATGGTCAATTTGCATTCAAAGACGGCTCAAGAGTTGTTAATGGTAAAGCTACACTGAATGTTGAATATGATTTTGTAAAAGTTGAATCAACATTTTCTCATTCATCAGTTGGTTCTTTAACTACTGATAATTATTTAGATGAATTTGTAGGTTCAACTATTGTTGGTACTACATCAGGTGTGTCAGCTGTTGTTAAACAAGCAGTTGCTGCAGTATCTGGTGGAGACCCAGCAACTTTATATTTACAATATACAAGTGCTGGTACTGAAGCAACAGTAAATGGTGCTGTAAATAATAGTAATTCAGTCACCTTATCAGCAGCAAATGCTTTAATTAAGGTTGGACAAACTGTCACAGGAACTGGTATAGATGGTACAGTGACAGTTTCTGCTATTAGTGGTACAACACTTACATTATCAAGCGCACAAACAATAGCTAATGGAACTGTGTTAACTTTTACTGGTGTTAAAAAAGTATTTGATAATGGCGAAGAATTAACATCTGATACAAACACAACATCTGGTACTATAAGATATGCTAAATCATTAGCTTCATCTTCCACAGGTCTGGGTTCATCAATTAATATAGAAGAAGGAGTATACTTTATAGCAGGTACTTTTGTTTTTGTACCAGCTGGTTCTTTATTATTAGACAAATATACAAATACACCAAATTATATTGTAGGTTTAAAAGTCACAGAGTCTATAGTTGATTCTGGTACAGATAATACATTATTAGATAACGCACAAGGTGTTCCAAATACTGCAGCACCTGGAGCAAATAGATATAAAATAAGTACTGAGTTAATTAAACAACCATTATCACTCGCATCTAGAACAGAAAATAATTATATCAATTTATTACAAATTGAAAATGGTTTAGTAGCTGTAGATAAAACAGATAAAAACCAAGAAACAGAATTAACAGAAAGATTAGCAAGAAGAACATTCGAAGAATCAGGCGACTATGTTGTAGAACCATTTCAAATTAATTTAAAAGAATATTTAAAAACTAGTGATAATTTTGGATTTAAAACAGTAAGTGAAATTGCAACAGAAGAATCATTAAGTACCGCAGATGCTACAACATTTGGTGATAATAGATTCCAAGTAGGTATTGACCCATCAGTAGCTTATGTAAAAGGATTTAGAGTTGCAAATGGTACTCCAAAACAATTAACAGTAGAAAAACCAAGAGGCGCAAGTTCTACTAATACAGTTAATGTTTCAACCACTAGTATACAAGTTGGAAACTACGTCAAGCTTACAGCTGGAACTGTTAAAGGTATGCCAGATGTAAATGAGTTTCCTACATTAGATTTACATAGCGTAACAATTGCTACAGGACAAACAAACGGTAATAAAATTGGTACTGCAAGAGCAAGAGCTTTAGAACTTGTAAGTGGTGAATTAAGACTTTTCTTATTTGATATTAACATGACTGGCTCTAATGTATTTAGTTCAGTTAAATCTGTAAAGCAAAGTGGTACTGCACAAGACTTTATAGGTGATTTAGCAAGTGTTGGTAATTTATTTGATGTAGGTAATAATGGTTTAGTATTTAAATTACCACAAACCGCTGTTAAAACTTTAAGAACTGGAACTGATGGTGCATCGACAGATACAGTTTATATTGTTAAACAATTATTTGATGTTAGCTCCAATACAATAGCTATATCGGGTGGTACATTTGTAAACACGTCTAGTATTGTAGCCTCATTAGGTACTGGTGTAATAGATACAACACCAACACATGATGGTAATGATGGCGACCAGAGTATAACTTTCAGTGATATTAGTGGAGTCACACCTCCAAGTTCAGGTACTCAAATGAAGGTTATGGTTGATGTACAAAAAAATATTGTTGAAAAACAAAAAGAGCCAAAACTTTCTGCAGACTCAGATACAGGAACTACAAAAACTGGAGCATTAACTGGTGGTTCATTAAGTTTAGACGTATCTGATATTATAAGAATCAATGAAGTTAAAGATGCTCAAAATGTTGATATCACAGAAAGATTTACATTAGATAATGGTCAAAGAGATAATTTTTATCAAAATGGTAAAATAACATTAAAGCCTGGATTCCCTACACCATCTGGAAATATTACTGTAAAATTTGATTACTATCTACATACATCAGGAGATTATTTCTCAGTTGACTCATATCCAACAAATGATAGATTAAAGAAAGTTTTATTTGATAGTAATCAAGGTGAAGTTAACTTACTTGATTGTCTAGACTTTAGACCAAGAAAAGCTGATTCAGGAGCTGATAACTTTACTGGTGCAAATGGAAGTCATCCTCAACCACCAAAACCAAATCATGCTGCTATTGCAGAGGTTGAGCATTATATGCCAAGAATTGATAAAATTTATATCACACGTAAAGGAGAATTTAAAACAGAAGTTGGTGTTCCAAGTTTAACGCCAAAAGCTCCAAAAACTCCTGATGATTCAATGGCAATATATAACTTATTTTTAAATCCTTTTGTATATGATTTAGATGATGTAAGTCCAAAAATTATAGAAAATAGAAGATATTCTATGAAAGATATTGGTGACTTAGATAGTAGAATAAAAAATCTAGAATATTATACATCATTATCTTTACTAGAACAAAGTGCTGCTGATGTAGAATTATTTGATGGTAGTGGATTCTCAAGATTAAAAAATGGATTTATTGTTGATGGATTTAAAGGCCACAATGTTGGAGATACTGCAAATCCGGATTATACAGCAGCAATAGATAAAAAGAATGGTATATTAAGACCTAAGTTTGACGAAAGAAATGTTAACTTAGTAAGATTAAGTACTGAAGCAAATGGTAATGGTTCAAATGCATTTGCTCAAAAGAGTGCTTCACTTGTCACATTACCATTTACAGAAACAAACTATGTTGACCAACCATATTCATCATTCTTTTCAAATGTAAACCCATACAACGTATTTAGTTGGGGTGGTATGATGGACTTATCTCCTGATTCAGACGAATGGAAAGAAACTGATGTAAGACCAAATGTAGTTATAGATGATTCTGCAGCTTATGAACAGTTTGCTCAATTAGCAGAAGAATCTGGTATATTAGGTACAGTATGGAATGAATGGGAAACAAACTGGACTGGTGTAGAAGTTGATTCATCACAAACAAGTAGTGGCGGTGGATTCTTTGATGACTTTTTCGACTTAGATTTTGGTGATGGTAGATTTGACCCATTATTAAGAGGTAGAAGGAGAAGAAGAGGTAGAGGAAATGTCACAACTATAACAACTACTACAACTACACAAAATCAATCAAGGTCTGGATTAAGAACAGATTTATCATTTGATACAGTACAAAGAACTGATGGCACTAGAGTTGTTGAAGTTAACTTTGTACCATTTATACGTTCTAGAAAAATACACTTTAAAGCTCAGTTAATGAAGCCAAATACTAGGGTATATGCTTTCTTTGATGGAGTAAGTGTAGCTAATTATGTTCAAGAAGAAAGCTTTGTAGAGTTTTCTGATTCAACTGGAGTAAAAACATTTGAAGGATTAGATGAATCTAGTACAGAAATTACTCCAGGCGCTTTAGTGACTGATGCTGCTGGCATAGTTGAAGGTTCATTTATCATACCAAGAAATGCCGCTTTTAAGTTTCCGACTGGGGTAAGAGAATTTAGACTCTCAGACGATTCAACTAATAATAAAGATAATGAAACTACCTATGCCGAAGCTCAGTATCATGCACAAGGTTTAATAGAATCAGTAGAAAGTAGAATAGTATCTACAAAGGTTCCAAGATTAGTCACAACAGAATTAAATGAAGATAGAACAATAGTTGATACAAATGTATCTGAAAGAACAGAATGGGTTGACCCATTAGCAGAAACTATTTTAATTGATAGACAAGGTGGTATATTTGCTAAGTCAGTAGATTTATTCTTTAAAAAGAAAGATGCTGCTATACCAGTAAGAGTCACAATAAGAACTACTCAAAATGGTACACCTACACAAAGAATAGTACCTGGTGCAGATAAAATTTTATATCCATCATCAGTTAATATTTCAGATAATGCTGCAACTGCAACAAATTTTGCATTTGATTATCCAGTATATTTATCACAAGATACTGAATATGCAATAGTTATTACTTCACAATGTGATAACTATGAAGTTGCTGTAGCTGAAATGGGTGGATTTGATTTAACAAACACATCAGAAAGAATTACAAAACAGCCTTATGGTGGAGTATTCTTTAGTTCGCAAAACGCATCAACATGGACTCCTGAACAATCTAAAGATTTAAAATTTAAATTGAATAGATGTTCATTTAATACATCAGCTAAAACTTTAACTTTAGTAAATGATGTTTTACCAGCTAAAAGATTACCAGGTAATCCGTTGACAACTACAAGCGGTGGTAAAGTAATTACAGTGACTCATAAAAATCATGGTATGTATGGTAGTGGCTCAAGAGTAACGATACAGGGAGCAGCCACTATGAATGGTATTACTGGAAGTGATATTGATGGAACATATGCAATAACAAATGTGACTCATGATAGTTATCAGTTTACAGCTGGAGGTTCTAATAACGCTAATGCTACAGGAGCTGGCGGTGGAAGTGCAGTGACAGCTACAGAAAACAGACATATGGATGTAATGTACCCAGTGATTCAAAATATACAAATACCTGGAACATCAATTAGATTCCATGCAACTACAAAAACAAATAAAAGTATTAATGGTTCAGAAACAGCTTATGGTAATATACCTGAGTTTGAAATATTACCAAATAAAAACTTTAGTTTTTCATCACCAAGAGTTATAGCATCTGGTGTTAATGAAACACAAAATTTAAGTAGTGCTAAATCATTCCAGATAAGATGTGTATTAAGTACAACTGATGAAGCTCATTCGCCAGTAATAGATTTAAATAGAACATCAGTACATACTATACAAAATATAGTAAGCTCAAATGGTGGTTCAGAAGCAGTTGCATCAGGTGGAGCTGAATTATCTAGGTATATTACTAAAAAGGTAGAATTAAATGAAGAAGCAGATTCAGCTACAGTATTTTTAAATGTAAATAGACCAGCTGCATCCAATGTAGATTTATACTTTAGAGTTTTAGAAGGTGGTTCAAATGCTGATATAAGTGATGTAGCATTTGCTAGTTTATCACCAGTGGAAGCAATACCAGTTAATGAAAATTCTTTTAATGAAGTAAGATATGATTTAACAGAAGCGTTATTATCTAATAAGAGTTTTGGTACAATACAGTTTAAAATAGTATTACGTTCAACATCTTCTTCTAACGTTCCAAAGATTAAAGATTTACGAGCAATTTGCGCAACATAGGATAAGACATGCCAAGAAAGAAGAAAGTAGAAGAATTACCAGGATACGAAAAAGATACTGTTACGAATGCAGTTATAAATACTAATAGCAATGCTTTTTCTAATAGAAGAGACCAACTACAAAAACTAAGAGAAAAAGATAGCGAAATAGAGCAAATGAAAAACGATATAGAAGAGCTCAAAAAAATTATTAAAAAATTAGGTAGTAAATAATGGCAATAAGAGACGAAGTAAGAATATTAAAATCAAATACTATAGAAGAATTTAGACAAAAGAGTAATGAACTTTCTATAAGAAACGTAGGTGATGATAATCTCATTCATACTAATATTGGAGATAAAAAAGAATCATTTACAGCAGCTGCAAGCCAAAAGTTTTTTGAGCTTAGTGGAAGATTTGAAGTATTACCAGACCAAACTATTGATAAAGTCACAGGGACTGCAGAATCATATAGAGTTGGAGCTGTAAGAGTAACGAAACAAGGTACTGCTTTAGTTCAAGGTTTAGAATCAGCTAATTTTAAAGTGCCTAATTATACTTTAAAAGTCACATTGACAGGTTCACCTACAATACCATCTGAGTTTGTAGAAAACGCTGTATTAACTCAATCAGGCGGATTCTCAGGTACTCTTTTATCGGCAGATTCTACAACATTAAGATTTAAATCATTTACTGGTACATTAAACACAGGTCAAAATTTAGGTATTCCACATACTGATGCAAATAAGAGAGTTGTTGCTGGTAATATATCATCAAAAACAGATATTGACGCTGGTCATGGTATATTAATTGAATTAATAACAGGTGCAAGTGCTAATGATGTTGTTATTGTTGATTCAACAAGTTTAGTAGATGCTGTTAATGAATTACAAGACGATGTTGGTATAGTAGAAAATCTATCAACTGGAGCTAAAGTACTAACTCTTGCTGTTAATGAACATGAAACAGATTTATTTGGAACAGGTAATGTTATATTTAGTGGATTATCATCTACTGGATTTCAAGATGCTATTGAAGAAGTAAGAACTGAATTAGGTCTTCATACAGATTTAGGTACTGGTCATACAGCTACAGCTGTTGGAGCTATTAATGAGCTAGAAACAGCAATAAGAGGAAGTGGAAGTAATTATACACTAGGTACAGATGCAGGTAATATTGTAGCAGCTATTAATGAATTAGAAACTGGTATAAGAGGCGGTACTTCAGATTATACAACAACTGTTGGTGCTGGAAGTATAACACAAGATATTGATACATTAGACGCTGAACTTGGAACAATTACTGCAGGTGCAATGGGTACAACTGCTTCAACTGTAAGTGGTGCTATAGCTGAACATGAAACTCAATTAGGTAATGCAAATATTAATAGTATTGCATCAGGCAATAATACTATTACAGGAGCTTTAGTACAATTACATACAGAATTAGGAAGTGCTTCATTAGACACAAGTGCAACTACTCATGCTGGTGCGATTAATGAATTACATGGAGAAATAAATTCTAACGATACAGATATAGCTACAATTAATACCAAACTTGGTACAATTTCAGCTGGAGCATTTGGTACAACAGCATCTACAGTAAGTACTGCAATTGCAGAATTACATACTGATGTTGACGCAAGAGTAAAATTAACTTCTGGTTCAGAACAAACAATTGCTTCTGACCTTAAATTAGGAAGTGGAAAAACTCTTGATTTATCAGATGGTACATTATTACTTGCAGCAGGTGGTGCAGGTACAGTATCTAGTTTTGGTACAGCTTTCTTACAAGTAGATGGTAATTTAACATCATCACCAATGGGATTAAGAGTTGATAGAGACCATATCACTCCATCAGGTTCAATGACTAATCATGATGTAGAATTACATTGGGATGAAACACGAGTAGCTTCTAATGCAAAAAGAGCATGGAGATTAAAAGGAATGGCCGCAAACGGTTCTGCAAATACTGCAGATATCGTAACTTTCTATAATGCTGAAGATTTAATTACAAATAATACTGAATCTGGGATATCAGTCACATGGGATTCATCAAATCAAAACTTTGATTTTAATGTTAATGACCCAACAATTGCTTTAACTGGTGATGTGACTGGTTCAGCAACAATGACTAATTTAGGCAATGTAAGTATTGCCACAACAATAGCTGCAAATTCAATTGCTTTAGGAACAGATACAACTGGTAATTATATTTCAACTATTGCTGGTACATCAAATGAAATAGTAGTATCAGGTTCTGGTTCTGAAACTGCAGCAGTCACTATAAGTTTACCTGATGATGTGACTATAGGACAAGATTTATCAGTTACTCGTGATGTAGCGATAACAAGAAATTTAACAGTGGGTGGAAATACTACTTTAGGTAATCAATCATCTGATACAGTTTCTATTCCTGGCGATTTAACAATTACTGGTGACTTAACAGTTAATGGTACTAATACAACTTTAAATACAGCAACATTAGAAGTAGAAGATACTTTAATACTTACAGGTACTTCAAGTACTGAACCAACAACTGGCGGATTTGGTATAGAAACAAAATCATTTAGTGGAGTTGGTACACACTCAAATGCAGCATCAAACGTAACTGGTTCTCACTCAATTGTATATAACTTTGCTACAGATAGATGGGAAGCAGATGGTTCATTAATATTATCAGAAGCTACATTAGGTTCAGCTTCTGTAGAAGGTACAGCATTTGGAAGTGGTAAAAACTTACTATTTGCTGCTGGTTCTGGTTTATCAGAAGCAGTCACAGGTTTAAGTGGTAATACTTATACTGTCACATACACAAATACTGATAAAGGTTCATCACAAAACATATTTAAAAACTTTACTGCAGATTCTGGTGGAACAGCATCAGCAAATAGTAATAACGATACAATTGATATCGCTGGTGGAACTGGAATATCAACAGTAAGAAGCGGCGATACAATAACTGCTAATCTTGATAACACTTCAGTCACAGCAGGAAGTTATGGTAGTGGTACTGCAATTCCAACATTTACTGTAGATGCTCAGGGGCGTTTAACAGCAGCAGGTACAGTTTCAGTTGATACATATTCAGGCTGGAATCTAACAGTTGCTGGAACAGATAGAGGTAATATATCAGAAAATGAAAATGTATCATTTGTAGGTGGAACAGCTATTGATGCAACTTATAGTGCTTCAAATAATGTTATAACATTTAATCATGCTGATACATCAAGTGTATCAGATGTAAATAATTCTGGTACAACATTTATTCAAGATTTAGAATTTGATACTCATGGTCACGTAACTGATGTGACATCTGGTTCATTTAGTTTAGGTAATGGTACCTTAACAATGAATACTTCTGGTAGTGGTATAAGTGGTTCAGATACATTTACAGCTAATGCTACAGGTAATACAACATTTACTGTCACATTAAATTCATCAGCCGCATCAACTGCAAGTACAGTTGTATTAAGAGATGGTAATGGAGATATAGTTGCTGATTTATTTAAAACAGATAATGCAAACAATATTTCATCTGGAAGTATTACTAAGTTATTCGCAGAATCAAGTAATGATGGATTTATAAGATATGCTCAACCTGCAGCAGTTAGACAATTTATAAACGTTGCTGATGGAGCTACAAATACTACAAATCCAAATAATGCTACTATTACAGTATCGGCTGGTACATCTTTAACTGGTGGCGGTTCATTTACAACTGACCAATCAAGTAATGGTACAATTACAATTAATCACGCTGACACATCAGACCAAGATTCTGTAAATAACAGTGGTAGAACATATATTCAAGACATTACACTTGATACTCATGGTCATATTACTGGTATTACATCAGCTACAGAAAGTGCAGTATCAGATACAGGTACACCAGCAATATTAAGTAATGGTTCAACACCATCATTAAATTCTGGTATAAGTGCAACAGAAGTAAGAAGCTTAATTGGAGCTGGTACTTCATCATTCTCAGGTGCTTATAACGATTTAAGTGGTAAACCAACAATACCAAGTAATAATAACCAATTAACAAACGGTGCTGGATATACAACATATACTTCAAACCAAGCAACTAATAATAATAGTAGTGTTAAGTTTGACGCATTAAGAGTTGGTGATACAACAGCTGCTCCAGCAAATACTATTCAATGTACTGGAGATGTTGTAGCATTTGCATCATCAGATGAAAGATTAAAAGATAACTTATTACCAATAAGTAATTCATTAGAAAAGGTTGGACAATTAAAAGGTTATGAATTTGATTGGAACGATAAACAAGAAGTACATTCAGGTCATGACGTTGGTGTTATAGCTCAAGAGGTAGAAAAAGTGGTACCAGAAATTGTAGAAACAAGAGAACATGATGGATATAAAGCAGTTAAATATGAAAAATTAGTACCATTACTTATTAATGCTATTAATGATTTAAAAGCTGAAATTGAAGAACTAAAAGATATAAATAAGAAGGTATAGAGAATAAATGGCAGTTTACTCTAATATAGTTATTGACCAAGGAGCAGATTACACAGCTTCTATTGATGTGACTGACGCAGATGGTGATGCAGTTGATTTGACTGGACATACAGGTAAAGGTCAAATAAGGAAAACATATTCATCATCTACAGCTGTAGATTTTGCAGTTAATGTAAAAGCACCAGCAACTAATGGAGTATTAACTATTAGTTTGACAAATACTCAGACTAATGCTATGAAAGCTGGACGTTATGTTTATGACGTTGAAATAACAAGTTCAGCTGGTACAAAAACAAGAGTTTTAGAAGGACAAGTAGAAATTACACCTGGGGTAACGCAGACATAATGGCAAACTATAAAGCAAGAATAAATCAAGATGCCAACCTAAAAAGTAAGGTTAAAGGTAATCCAGATAAAATTGTAGCTCAAACTCTTAAGGTTGGTAATGTTGGATTATCCGATTTAACAGACGTTAATCCTACTAATCTTGGAGACGGAGCTATTTTACAATATAACGCTGCATCAGCGCAATGGGACGCTAAAACACTGGTTGATAACGGAAACCTAACAATAACAGGGGGAGTATTTTAAAAAATGGCAGCATTAACAAGAATAAAACATCTTACTAGTTCGGGTACAACCGCGCCAAGTAGTTTATTAAAAACTGGTGAGATAGCATATACATACGGTAGTGGTACACAAGCTAACGGCGGTGGAAGAGTTTATATAGGTGTTGGCGCAGAATCTGGTGGTATAGCAAGTGGTCAGGAAGTAGTAGGTGGTAAGTATTTTACTGATTTATTAGACCATGCACATGGTACTACAACTGCAAATAGTGCATTAATTGTAGATAGCGCAAAGCATGTAGATATTTTAAATATTGGAAGTTTAGCTCTTGAAGCATCAGGTGGTTCAGGACAAGTAGTCACAGCAATATCAACTGATACTTCAATGGGTGGAGGTTCAGCTTCTAACGCAAACCTTGCAACTCAATTAGCTATTAAAACATATGTTGATGCTCAAATTACAGCTCAAGATTTAGATTTCCAAGGCGATACAGGTGGTGCTTTATCTATTGATTTAGATTCAGAAGTATTTACAATTGCTGGTACAGCAAATGAGATTGAAACAGCAGGTTCTGGTAATACTATAACAATTGGTTTACCAACTAACGTAGATATAGCTGGTGATTTAGATGTAGCAACTTTAGATGTTGCAACTTCAGCAGAAATTGCTTCAGCTAAAATAGAAGATTTAACAAACAACAGAGTAGTAATTGCAGGTACTGGCGGTGAACTAGAAGACGACGGAAACTTTACATTTGATGGTTCATCATTAAATATTGGAGCCGGTAATTTTACAGTTGCTCAAGCTACTGGTAATACAGTTGTTGGTGGAACATTACAAGTAAATGGAAACGTTACTTTAGGTGATTCATCATCAGATACCGTTCAAACTCAAGGTAATTTAACAGTTGGTGGAAACTTAACTGTTCAAGGTACAACTACATCAGTTAATTCTACTCAAACTACATTAACTGACCCAATGATTGAATTGGCAAAAGATACTTCTTCTGCTGATGGTCTTGATAGAGGGGTAAGATTTAAATACCATAATGGTTCAGCAGTTAAGGATGGATTCTTTGGTTTAGATATACAAACAGAAAGATTTATATTTACTAAAGATGAAGATTTCTCAGGTGGAGAAAATGCTTCTACTCCTTTTCATGATGCTCAATTTGGTGGTGTTTTTGCAGGTAATGTACAATTAGGAATTACTGGTGATAATGAAATAGATACCACATCAGGTGGTCTAACACTTGATTCAGCTGGAGGTACAGTCACAGTTGATGATAACTTAAGTGTCACTGGTACTGTATCACTAACTAATGATTTAGAAGTAGCACATGGTGGTACCGGAGTTTCATCATTTACAGATAATGGTGTTTTATTTGGCGATGGAAGTAATGCATTGGATGTCACAGCAGCTTCAAGTGCCAATGGTTCTATTTTACAAGCAGATAGTGGAGGTGCTCCGGCATTCTCTAATATAATAGACGGCGGTACCTTCTAATATAAATATATTATAACACATATATATGTGTTTGTAAACCTTCCTTATATAAGGATTGAAAAGAGGAGCCAAAATTGGCAAGAAATACTAATATTAAACTGAGGCGTTCAGCGACCGCTGGCGCAATTCCAACAACGAGTAATTTAGACTTAGGTGAGTTAGCGCTTAATACCTATGATGGTAAACTTTACGCTAAAACTACCGAAGGTTCAGCAAGTGAAGTCGTACAAGTTGGTTCAGCCACAGATTCATATCATAAAATAAGAAAAAGCCAAACACTTACATTTACAGTCACAGTTGCTTCAAAAACTTCTGACCATGTACATTATAATACAGGTTCAGGAAGTGGTTATTTTATTGATGGTTTACAATCTCCTCATCTTCATTTAGTACCTGGGAATACATATAGATTTGACCAATCAGATAGTTCAAACTCTGGCCACCCTCTTAGATTCTATTATGAAGCAGATAAAACTACAAACTATACAACTGGCGTTACTACAAATGGTACACCTGGTTCTTCTGGTGCTTATACACAAATTGTTCCAACAGAGTCTACTCCAATAGTACTACATTATCAATGTTCAGCACATGGATATATGGGAAACAGAGCAGATTTTGGTACAAGAAATTTAACTGGATTTGATACTGATGATTTATCACAAGGTTCTAATAATTTATACTTTACAAACACACGTGCACGCGCGGCTATAAGCGCGGGTACAGGTATATCATATAATAGTTCTACGGGTGTTATTAGCAGTTCTATTACTCAATATGCTGATTCAGATGTTGAAGCTTATTTAGATGCTAATGGTACTACATTTCCAGATAATATTATATCTCAATATGGTAGTTCAAATGACTTTAGTATCTTTCATAATGGAACAGATGCAAGACTTCAAAATACTACTGGTAATATAGTAATTGCAAATAATGCAGACGACAAAGATATATTATTACAAAGTGATGATGGTTCAGGTGGAACTACAACTTACTTAACTATTGACGGCAGTAATACAAATATATTAGCATCCAAAACTATAGTATTTGCAGATAGTGCTAAAGCTAGTTTTGGCAATTCAGAAGATTTAAGAATAGTACATGATGGAACAAATAGTACTATTGATAATTATCAAGGTGATTTATTAATTCGTCAACAAGTAGATGATAAAGATATTATATTACAAAGTGATAATGGTTCTGGTGGTACTACTGATTATATTAGATTAGATGGTTCAGCAGGTCATACAAAATTTGCTGCAAACACATTACATAATGATAATGTTAAAGCACTTTTTGGTGCAGGTAGTGATTTACAAATTTATCATGATTCATCTAATTCAGTATCTAGAATAGTAGATGCTGGCACAGGCGATTTAAAAATACAAGGTACACATATTCAAGTTAGAAACTCTGATGATAGTGCTATGTATGCTAAATTTACAAATGGTGGTTCAGCTGAATTATACCATAATGGTAGTAAAAAGTTTGAAACAACTTCAGGTGGAGCTTCAATCACTGGTGATTTAGCAGTTTCAGGTGATTTAACTATAAGTGGAACAACTACAACTTTAAATACTGCAACTCTTGATGTTGAAGATAAAAATATAACTTTAAATGCTGG